CGTTGAAACTGATCACTAATGGCTTCACAGGTGGTAGCAGTTTGTGCTGACATATTAGTATATTTTTTCTATTTAGTTTAAGGGTTAGGTTTGATTGATAGGCATAGGATGCCCGTCTATCGGTTGATTTTCTGGGCCGCGACCAGAGATTTACGGCTACAAATTTTGAAGGCTAACCAGCCAGCGAGGCGTCTGCGACCAACTCAGACTTAAGTCTTAAGCGCAAACTATTACATTTGCGTTAAATTGTCAATAGCAGAATTTTAGCGGAATATAGATTTTCCGAAATTCATCAGGCTATCAGGATTCTCCTCCTCTTCGTTGGAGTCGGTCTCGGTGGCCTTGCCAAGACTCGGAGTAGCCCCAACCAGTCCTTCCAGTTGGGTTTTAAGTTCTTTGATTTCGGCGTCCTTGGACTCGCTAACCTTCTGCAATTGGGCAGAATAGTGGTTGATAGCCGACTCAAGGAAGGGGACAACAGCAGCCCGTGCGAGGATGGCGCTTCGGTCTTCGACGCTCAAGCGATCCAGATTGGTCTCGGCGGCGTTTTTCTTGGCGCTGCGGATACTTCCATTCCATTCATCCTGCCCATCAATCTCTTGGAGGAAATTGTAGCGGTCTTCCAGATTCGTCCAAGTCTTGGCTGTGAACGCCTTCTGGAGCCTTTGGTCGTTTTCGATAAACTCCTGCTCAGATTGGGCCTTGCGGGCGTTTTCGGCCTCGGCAAGGGATTCGGCCTCACTCTGGAAGCGTTCATGGTATTGAGCCAGTTCATGGTATTTATCGGCCATCTTGACAATGGACAACTGTTCCATGCGCTTAAAGTCGCTGGTCAGGTCTTCCAAGGAGTCGATGCGTTTGCGGGCATCGGGCTCACTGATAGCTTGCCAGAGCTTAGAGAAGTCTGCGTCATTGGCTTCTGCAATAGCCCTTAAATCGCCTTGGAGGCCGCTGAGAGGCTTTTTGATCGTTTCGACGTATTCAGGGCTTCTTTCAAAGTTGGCGGTCTTTAGCTCGCGATTAAGCTCTGCCATGCGAGTTTTGTAGCTCTCAAGCTCTTCTTGGAGGGACTTGACCGTCTCCCCCTCATATTTGCCCACCTTCTCTTTGGTGGCGTCCAATTCAGCTTTCAAGCGATCCCGCTCCTCGCGGGCCTTTTTCATTTCGCTTTTGATCTCTTTCCAGCTTGAGACGCCCTTCTCAGAATCATCGCCTTCGGGTTTATCAGAGATGGGCTTATCGGCAAAGTGGGGGTTTAGCGGGAGATCATCATCTGAGGTATTTTCATTTGATTTCTCTGTAGTGTTCTCCGAAGACACTTCCTTGGTAATATCTGCAACCTTCTTCTCTACCTCTTCCTTGGTGGCCTTGGATTTGGTTTCCGCCTTAACGGGAGCTTTTTTCTCCGTTTTGGGAGTTTCCTCTTTCGGGGTTTCGGCTGCGGGCTTTGGCTCTTCTTGCTGGGTTTCGGGTGCTGGCGTTTCATTGAGTTGAACTTCTGGTTCGGCGTTGGCCCCTCCAAAAATAGTTCCTGCAAAGTCCGCATCACCCGTAAGGGCAGAGTTGAGTATATTAGCCATAAGTTATATTAGTTGGTTTCTTCTGAAGTTATATGAGAGAAGGGTTCTGGCAAGTCAAATTTAGGTTTATTTACCTGACCATAGCCAAGAGTTTCAACGAGATCCATAACCTCTTGACTGCCCTCATAAAAACCCGCGCTCTTAATAAACACGGGCGACAGATCGAACCCTTGGGCCACGGGACTGCTACTCCGTTTCGGGCGCACCCGCTTGGAGATAAATTTAAGCCCCTTCTGCATATGGGGCATTGCCCATGTTTTAGCCCACTCGCGGGCATCTTGATCTGTCCAATCCATTAATAAGGTCTAACTATACTCGGATTATAACTTTGTCTAGTATAAATATATTAAAAATTAAGCTGTTTGTGCAGCCATCGGGGGTCGGCCTGCGGGTCTTGCGGTTTTCTCAAGAATAGAACTGCGTGTTTTAAGATCATTAAGAGCCATCTGCTGACGAATAGTCTCCATCTTTTGTTGATGGGTTTCTTGGTTCATCATGCGTTTTTCCTGCATTTCTGCCAACTTAAGTTGAGCTTTTTGCATTTCCATTTCCATCTTGGGATCAATCTGTCCCTGCGGCTGTTGCCCAGCTTGCATAGCCTGTTCTTGTGCTTGGCTCTGTTGGGCCATCATGCGATTGATCACCTGTTGCTCTAGCTCATCGATGTAAGCTGTTAGATTTTGGATTTGGCGCTTGAGTTCGCGGACTTCCTGTGCGCGATAGCTGTTGTTAGAGAAGAAGACAAGATGCTCGGTCACATGGTCAGCAGCAGGACGAAGGATCTGCATCGCTTGCTCATCGGCCATTTGCTGCTGGCGATGGGCCTCAATGATTTCGGCAATCATCGGGATATGGGCCTCGATATGCACAGCATGGTTTTGACTATCGTGAACCATCTGCGGAATACCTTGACGAAGATTACCGTTCTCAAGGTTAGCGATGTCAAAGTCCACCACACGGCGCGGGCCTTTGTCGGAAACAAAAAGGTTGACCTTCTGCCAACCCACACCAGAGATGCCAGCAATGACAGAACGCAAGGTATTCTCTTTACCTTTCTCATCCATCAAAGAATAAAGCTCCATGAGTTGTTTGCTTGCCATTTCGGTCATCACGGGGCTTCCGTCACCCATGGCGCGGAATGCTGTAACCTTAAGGAACTGGCGCATACGCTCAATAGAGACTCCTCGACGCGCACAGCGGCGGCGGAATTCAAGAGCGAGTTGCCCGCCCTTATCGTTGGCCGTAAGGAGAGGATTAACAGCCCTGCGGTATTGTTCAGTCAAAAGTTTGTTGTAAGGAGTGTAGAAAAGCTCCAATGCTGCGGCGTTAAGCGTTGATTCTTGGCGGGCCTGCTGGACAACCTCCGTAGCAGAACGAGCTTGGCCATCTGGAGCGGTCTGACGGGAACGATAGCTCCCCGTGTTATTCTGTAACACTTGGCTCATCAAGTTGTAAACAGGAAGACCCTGAGTAGCAATCGACGGGGGTTGAAGTTGGATCGGAGTCAGCCCACTGGGGATGAACGTATAAGGCCCGACCTCAATATATTGAAAGTCTTGGATGGCTTCGGCGTCTCCTTGCAACTGGATAAGTCCAGAGGTGATGGCGGCTTGGGCCGACTGACAGAGAACCCTGTTGGAAATCTGGATCTGGTTGTAGATCTTCTGCTTGAGTCCGCGAATCGTATGGAAGGTGCCCTGTCCAACTCCATAGGTGAAGATGACAAAGCACTGGTTCACGTTTCCGTAGCGGGAATAGCGTTCGTAGAGGAAATCTGAAGAATCGCGGGAACCGATAAGCTGGGTAAACTTTCCGTCGAATTCGCGGTTGTAGCCGTAGATCAGTTGTGCCCTATGATAGGCCGACTCCCCAGCATAGAGGTCGTTCTCTTTAATTTCGCGCTCAAAGTCTTCCCAGTGAGCGGTATAGTTCTTCCACTGATCGCGCTTGGTCGAAGCTTTCCAGATAGCCTGTTTCACTGCATTGAGATTCCAACCAAGTTCTTTAGCGGCTTTAGGATTGCGGATGTAACGGTAAAGCTCGCTTACACTCATGGAGCGCTGAACGATAGCTACCTCAATAGATTCGTCTGATACTTTGGTATCGCGGGCTACTTTGAAGTCTTTGAGTCCACAGGGCTCCCAGAAAATGGAGCGTTCGTCGGGCCACATGGCAACCCCAACCCCGTCACCCACAAATTCACGGGAAAGAAGCTGCATATTGTAGGCATGATCGCTCCATTCCTTGAGCATCCAGTCAAACTCTTCAGAGATGATCTCAGAGTCCTCATTAGAATCCCCACTATAAGATTCCATAATGACGTTGGCGATGCGGGGCACTCCATTCTGGAGTTCGATATACGGGGCCAATGCGGATTCCATGATGGCATTAGCCTCACCGAAGTTGGCGTTAACCACATGGGTTAGACCCTTGCTTTTCAATTCTTCGGCATCGTAGGGAGCTTCGCCGTTGACCAAGGCTTGAGCCCGCGCCCGAAGATAGGCCGCATCCTCATCTTGTTCGATATACTTGTTGGCGATTGCCACAAGGCTATCAGATGATTTGATGCGCTTTTTTGGGGGAGATCCAGCCTCGTTTAGGTTCTCCAGTTCTGCGTTGCCGTTAGAAGCCATTATGAATTAATAGATTATGGTTGATTTATGGTTAAGTCAAGACTGCAATCCTGCCACAGCCTCCGCTGATGCGGATTCAAAGGTCGCACCATTCGGGCTTCCAAAAGCCGCTGCGGGTTTCGGCGTTGGATCAATGGCCCATCCGAGCATTACTGACTCTAGCCATGTCTTTGCTGCGAGCATATTCGGCCCTAGAGGTTTGCCCGCCTGTAGCAGGGCCATTTCAAGTCGCGTCAATGCTTGGATCTGATAAGGCGAAAAGTAAGCCGCCACCGCTTCTTCGGCGGTAATAGGTTCTGATTCAATTTCTTCTGGTTCCGCCTGCTCCCAATTATCAGGAAGCTCCGTATCGGGAACGGCACGGGTTCCTTCGGGCGGCTTCCACCCCTGCGGCTGATCGGGGCGGACGAAGGTCACAACCTTGCCGTCTGATTCGCGGATGATGGCGAGTGAATTCATGTCAGAAACAGTTGATGCGGACAAAGGCATTGCCACCGTTGCCGCCAGCGCCACTTAAAAATCCAGTAAGCGCAGCACCGCCACCGCCGCCACCACCGCCTAATCCGCCAGCGTTGTCTCCCGCTTGTGCGTTGGCGGTTGTGGAAGCGTTTCCGCCCTTTGCGCCTGTGCCGATTTTTGGTGAAAGGTTGGGCAAAAGAAAAGATTCACGAATGTCTGTAAAAGAACTGCCCAACACCGCCCCGCCATTAAATGCCGTTGGCGTTGCGTCGATGGAGCCGCCCGCCCGCCCGCCTTGCGTTGAGTTGCTATTTGAGCCACCGCCAGCGTTGCCAGTTACGCTTCCTGCAATCCCTGCACCGCCAGAGCCGCCAGAGCCAAGTATGGGTGATGCGACTCCTACTCCAGCAGTTCCAGCGGTTCCAAAGGTTGCGGTTCCGCCGCCGCCACCGCTTCCAGCACCAAAACCTGTGCTTGTTCGCAGTGTAATGTTTGGCGTAACCCAGCGAACAGATGTATTTCCGCCTGCCGTTCCGCTTAACCCGTTGCCGTTGCCCGTGCCAGCCGCCGCACCGCCTGCTCCGCCTGCGCCGACGAGAACCTCAATCTGATCTCCTCCCGTAATGCGCGTTATGAACGTGCCATACGAGCCGCCACCGCCAGCACCGCCACCGCCGCAAACAGTGCCAGAAGCACCTACGCGCCCGCTGCCGCCGCCGCCACCCGCGCCGATCATTGTGATGACTTGCATCGTAGACCATGACGGAATGTTCCAGACCCAGACGGAGCCAGAGCCGCCAGTGGCTCCAGACGGCGCTGTTGCGTAGTAGAAGTCGAAGACTTGGCTGGACAACGCGATGGTGCCAGAGGCATTCGGTGCGGTTAAAACGCGAGTTTGCCCAGACGAAACAGATGCCGCCGAAAGTTCTACCTTTTTGCTGTTGTCAGTTGCGTCCGCAAATTTTACGCCGCCAGTTTTAATATCAAGTGGCGCATTTTTTGGGGCTTCAAATATCGCGCTCCAGCCGCCGTTATAGTCGCTAAAAACCAGATTGTTGCCAGCGGCATTTCCTGGCACGGCAAAACCGAATGCTACGACTTTTGATGCGTTTACGTCTTTGTAGAACTCAATCGAGCCGCTGCCGCCTATAATTGTCAGCGGAGTCTGCGTTCCTGTCGCGACGATTTGCGAGCGATGAGCGCCACCTTGAACATAGCCACCAACCTCTTCGCCAATAACCAAGCCGTCAAAAGTAGGCTTGTCTTGTGTGCCAAGGTCTTGGTTGATGTTCGCAAACGGATCGCTTCCACCAGTCGCAGCAGCCCCGCCCGAAAGCGTGAGCGAATCGCCATCGTCGGGAACTTGTCCTCCATCGCCGCTGTCGAGTGTGGCTTGGTTTGAAGGGTTGGCTGTGTTCCAAGCGGCCAGCACGGTATCGACATCATCAACCCCATCGAACGTAAGCGTGATGCTGTTGCCCGCCGTGCCTGCGGTGTTGGCTATGATCGTGACTTCTTCGGAGAAAGTTTCGTTACTGCCAATGCCCGTGTAGCTGGCGGCAACGGCGGGTGTGCCTGCGAGGTGACTTGCGGCATGAAGATTCGGGTCGCGGGTGTCGGTGGATTCGTCCGTGTTTAAGAACGTGCGGACATCGCTCGCGGCCAATTCCTCAATGGAGCCTGTGCTGCTGCTTGTCCTTCCGAGGATGCGGGCGGTGGCTTGGGTGAGGCCAGAGGTGGTGATGGCTCCTTGGAGGGCGATCTTGCCGTTCGCATCGGGGATTTCTAAAGTCCTTGTCGTTTCCGTTGTGACGCCCGAAACATCAAACTCAACTTTTTTTGTCTCGTCCGCCGTATCGCTCAAACCAACGTAGTCTCCGTCACACCACAAAGCGCCATTTTCAAAATCGCCTTGGTTGCTGACATTCGGCCCGCCCGCCGAAAACTTGCCGCCTGCGCCTACCTTGAAATTGGGTAAAATGGTAACGTTTGTGCCAGCATCATCCGACACATCGCTGCGGAATTGCCCTTCCTCGCCTTGAAAATAAAACAAGGTAGCCGCGCCAGAGTTGCGTCTTTTAAAATTGCTACCGTCCAAATAAACATTGTCGCCAATCCATGCGTTGTTTGTGGAATAGCTTTGAAATTCCAACGTGCCGAGCTTTAGGCTGCTGTCGTTTTGGTCGGGCGTGAGGGTGAGCTTGTTAAAGGTCGGATCATCTGTCGTGTTGAGGTCTTGGTCAAACGGATTAGCTGCCGCAATCGGATCACTGCCCGCAGCACCCCCGCCCGAAAGTGTAATCTCTTCAAGATCATCAGGAATCTGCGACCCATTGCCCGAAACAAGCTCTGCGGTATTTGAGGTGTTGGCTGCGTTCCATGCCGCGAGAACGGTGTCGATATCATCCACACCGTCGAAAGTAAGCGTGATGCTGTTGCCTGCGGTGCCGACATTGACGGCGCGAATAAAGACGTTTGTGGACATCCCTGCCAGTTGGTCGTTGTAGCTGGCCTTACTGCCCGCCGAATGACTTGCGGCGTGCGCCGTGGGCGTCCTCGCATTGCTCAACCGCGCATCGTCGCCAGCGCATACCGTATTGGACGCGCTGCCTACCGTAACGGAAATCGCAGGAGTGGTGCCGCCAGAGGAAACAATCGGAGCAGTGCCTGTGACGGAGGTGACTCCGCCAGCCCCAGCAGGCCCCTGTGGCCCCACAGCACCCGCTGGCCCAGCAGGCCCCTGTGGCCCCACAGCACCCGCTGGCCCAGCAGGGCCGCGCTCAATAAGCTCAAGAACCTCTACCTCCCTTTCGGTTATCTCAACAACTTCTATTTGTTTTTCGATAACCTCAATGACTTCTTGGCTCATCGGGAGATTTCCTCGTAGACCTTGGCTTTACCAGTGGCAAATGCGATGTAGGTGTAGCCTTGGCTTAATTCGATTTCGTAGACATTGTCGCCTGCGGTGAGATTTGCTGCCTGTGTGGCGGTGATTTCGATTTCAATGGTTCCAGCCGTTCCTCCAAGAGTAATCCCGCTTCCAGAGGTCAACGTTAGCAAAGTGGCGCTATCCTTAACGCATTCCCGAATCACCATGTTGGCCCCGTAGCCAGTAAGATTGACTGGGACGTTTGACTTGCCCTTGCAGGATTTTGTCAGATAACGAAACTTCGCCGTCCATGTTTTTCCTTGGACGATTTCAATATCTCTCTCAAGTCTCCAGTAGTTGGTCATTTAAATAGCGGAATTCTAAAAGAAGTATTACTGCCGTTTGTAAAGACATGAACTTCCATCCAAGCCACCGCCGTGTTGAAGTTTACTGTATTTACGTTTGCGGAATTCGTGGGTGCGGCGTTTGTATTAAGCACTGCTGCTTGGAAATTGGCGTTGTTGGTGTTGGTGAGGGCTGCGAGCGGGAGACCGAGGTTGGTGCGGGTTTGGGCGGCATCAGAAGCATCCACAAAGCCTATAGCCCTTCCCAGTGTAATATCTAGCCCAGACCAAATAATTAGATCATCAGTGCCATCCTGAAATTGTTGTTCTTCAAAGTTTATTGATTGAGAAAAACCACTAATCTTGTTGCTTCTAATTCGTATATCCTCCCCAAAATTAACCTCCGTTGGCATTGTTAATACATTCGTTCCCGTGTTGGCTATTACTTGGCCGTTGGTGTTCACGCCAAGCAATTCCGTAGCCGAGTTGGTATTAGTGAGGGCTGACCAGCCGAGTCTGAGGTTGGTTCTGCTTGCCGCCGCATTGGCTACGGCGTTGGTTCCCGAAAAAAAGATGGGCTCAACGTAAGAGATGTTGTCGGCCAACATCCATGCTCCACTGCGATACATCAAAAGAACCGCCTCATCAAGCTGATTGAGTGTAATAAGATTTGTTGCCGCGCCCAATTGCCTAATTGCCGTCACTGCGTTTGTTGTTTGGGCTAGATGGGTGATGGTTGCTCTATCTCCTTCAAATGTGGTTGCGGGATTTGTTGGAAGCGTCACCGTATTGGTAATTCCCGACACCGAAGGAGCAAGACTGAACAGGAAAAGATTACGGCTATTTGTTGCGGCGTTTGTTGAAGTTCCAGTAACGTTTGTCTGGTATTGTACAGTTGTGGAAATCGGGGCTGCTGCCCAAAAATTAGTCGGACTCACCACAGATCCACTTGTATTAACCAATACGGGATTAGTGCCATTGCCATAAATAGAGGCGTTGAATCCTGCTGTATTGGTGTTGGTCAATGCTGACCAGCCGAGTCCAAGGTTGGTGCGGGTTTGCTCAACATCAGAAGAAAACGTAATTGGCCCATAGAAAAAAATGCCAGCAGCGGAAGAAAGAACGGTCATCAATTTTCCTCCGCTAACTAATCCAAGATGTCCCTGTATAGCCCCGCCAGAAGCTAGTCCCACGTTTGTGTACCCGACTCCAATGCCAACAAAGTTGGTGGCTCCACTTGGGGTCAATACTTGACCAGCAGAAATGCTGACGGTGTTCGTAAACGTCAGCGCATTCGTTCCTGTGTTGGCAATCACTTGGCCGTTCGTCGCGTTGTAGCCGAGTAAAGATGTTGCCGAATTGCTGTTGGTGAGCGCAGGCCATCCCAATCCAAGATTTGTTCTTGCTGTTGCGGCGTTGGTGGCCTCAGTTCCACCACTTGATATAGAAAGAGTTCCACTAACATTGCTAAAATTTACTGATGAAATATTAGATGCTGGAATTTGACCAACAATATTTGTCGCCTGTAGATTTGTTAAATTTACTGCATTACTTGAAGACAGATTTGTCAAAACAGATGAAGCAGATTGAAACGCAGTTGAAGGATTGGTTGCTGCCGTCCCAAGTCCAGTGATGTTGGCGGCAGTTAAATTTGTAAGTCCAGCGCCATTTCCATTGGTAGTTAGTAAACTTGTGGGGAAGTTAGTTAATCCAGAAGCCGATCCATTGGTGGCTAATTTAGCGTCGAGCGCAGATTGAAGTCCAGTCACACTAGATAAAAGAAGATTTGTTAATCCAGATCCATTGTTTCCAGAAAGTGTTGTTAAGTTTGCAGATGCTGGCTGAAACGCTGTCGCGGGATTTGTTGATGCGGTTCCCAAACCAATTGCCGTGCGAAAATCAGAATCAGACAGTGAAGAAACTGTATTGTCGGCATTAAGACGGATAAATCTAACCGAACTTGGATTTGCTAGTGTAAAAAGACCAGCGCCAATAGTTGTTGCCCCTAATCCAGCCCTTCCAGATTCTGCCGTTGTTCCACCAGTTCCACCGTTAGCCACTGCCACGGTTCCAGTCACATTTGTAGCCAAAGCGGCGGTTCCTGTCGTAGAAAGCTTGCCATCCAATGCCGTTTGAAGACCTGTAATTTTAGCAATTGCAAGGCTGGGAAGATCTTCTGATTCAATGCCCCTAAATGAAGGTATTCCACCTCCATTGGGAACAAGAAAAGCTTGGCGAGAAGATTGATTTGCCAAGGTCAAAGCAAATGTTCCGCTAGACGTAATTGTTGATCCGCTTAATGAAAAAATATTGGGAACAGTCATGCCCACAGATGTCACCGTTCCAAGATTTGTTCCAACAGATAGGGCCGATCTCATGTCTGCTGCCGTCAAGGAAGAAACCGAATTGTTGGCATTTAGCCTAATGAATCTGGTGTCATCGGGGTTAGCCAATGTGAATAAATTAGCTCCAACAGTTGTTGCGCCAAACGCCGTTCTTGCGCCAGATGCGCTATTTGTTCCAGTGCCACCATTTAAAATAGAAACAACTCCAGTAACATTTGTAGCCGAAGGTGCCGTTCCTGTGATGTTAGAGGCCAGCGCCACTGTTCCAGTGATATTTGCTGCGGCAATATTAGTTAATGATCCACCGTTGTTTGCGGCAAGATTTGTCAGGACAGAAGATGAAGCCTGAAAGGCTGTAGATGGATTTGTTGCCGCCGTTCCAAGTTCAAGGGATGTTCTCGCGCCAGCGGCATTTGTAGCTCCAGTTCCGCCATTAGCCAAAGAAACAGTTCCGCTTACATTTGAAGCAAGGTTTACGGTTCCAACAACATTTCCAGCAATAATATTTGTTAAAGATCCGCCATTGTTTGCTGCCAAATTGGTTAAAGAAGAAGATGATGGTTGAAATGAAGTTGCCGCGCTTGTTGCCGCCGTTCCAAGGCCAAGCGCCAAGCGAGCATCAGTCGCATTCGTTGTTCCAGTGCCGCCATTTGCAATGGCTACAGTTCCTGTGACATTTGTAGCTAAAGCCGCCGTTCCCGTTGTGGAAAGTTTTCCATCAAGCGCAGTTTGTAGTCCTGTTATTTTTGAAATAGCCAAACTTGGCAGATCGTCAGATTCAAGCAGGCGAAACGCAGGAACTCCACCACCATTGGGTGTAATTAATAGCTGACGAGACGTTTGATTGTTAAGCGTTATAGCAAAAGTTCCACTTGAGGTGATTGATGGTGTGCTAACGGACAGAAAGCTCGGTACGGTCATTCCAATTGAAGTTACTGTTCCAAGATTTGTTCCAATAGATAGCGCATTGCGAAAATCAGCAGCAGTAAGCGAAGAAACGGTATTGTTTGCATTTAGCCTAATGAATCTAACATCATCTGGGTTTGCTAAAGTAAATAAATTTGCGCCAATAGTTGTTGCCCCCAAAGATGCTCTTGCGCCAGATGCGCTATTTGTTCCAGTGCCGCCGTTTGCGATGGAGACTACTCCAGTAACATTTGTAGCCAGCGCGGCAGTACCCGTAATATTTGAAGCCAAGGCAACGGTACCATTAATATTTGCTGCCGTAATGTTGGTCAAGCCACTTGCATTACCGTTAATTGCAAGTTTTGCATCAAGATTAGATTGCAAATTAACTATGCCAGAAATCGGTATTCCGCTCAGAGAAGATCCATTATTTGTTGAAAGATTGGTTAGATTAGCATTGGCTGGTTGAAAAGATGTGACATCACTGGTTGATGCTGTTCCAAGAGATAAGGTTGTTCTTACTGCTGCGGCATTAGAAGCTGTAAAAATTGCATCTCCAACCGTAGTTGATCCAAGATTTTGTCTGGCATTTGCAACATTTGTAGCACCCGTTCCTCCAGAAGCAATCGAAAGCGTACCTGTAATATTTGAAGCCAATGCAACGGTACCGTTAATATTTGCTGCCGTAATATTGCTGATTCCACTGGCATTTCCATTGATTGCAAGTTTTGCATCAAGATTAGATTGAAGTCCGACAACTCCAGAAATGGCAATATTGGTCAATGAACCACCATTGTTTATAGAGAGATTAGTGAGATTTGCGCTGGCTGGCTGAAAGGATGTGATACTGCTGGTTGCTGCCGTTCCAAGAGAAAGTGTAATCCTTGCCGCTTCTGCGTTAGTTGCCGTAAAAATCGCGTCACCGACCACTGTTGATCCCAGATTGGTTCTTGCGTTTGCCGCATTTGTGGCTCCAGTACCACCCGAATCAACAGAAAGCGTTCCGCCAATATTGGTGAGCGTTACACTTGGAATATTTGATGATGGAATAATGCCAACAAGATTTGTGGCCTGCAAATTAGACAGCGCACCGCCATTTCCTGTGGCTATATTAGAAAGCGCCGTAGACGATGGCTGAAATGAGGTTGCTGGATTTGTTGCTGCGGTGCCAAGTCCAAGCCCTGAACGAGCATTGGAGGCATCGGCGCTCCAAAAGTTAGTTGGCTGAACCACAACACTGTTAGTTCCAACCAGAACGTTGCGAGTTTGTCCGAAGCCAGAAACAACCAAGGCTCCACTGATAATAAGTGAGAGAATATATTTCATTTTACATTAGTCGTTTCCAAACCCTTTTGGTTCCTGTTTGGCTATCATAGTCATTGGGTCGGACTACGAATGGTAAATTTTCGGCGTCAGTGCCATTTGATAGTTGATAAATTGCAGGAAGTCCATCAATAACCAAAAAAATAACAATTCCAACCGCATAAGTTCCGCTAACAGTGTTCAGGCTATCAAGGTTGGTTGAACCACCACCTTCCAAACCAGTGATTGAAGGTTCAACGCGAAGGATGTTGACGCTTGGAGTTTGAATCGGAGTTGAAGAAACGCCGATAACACTGCTGGAAGGAATGGGAATACAGATCTTACTCATCGGGTGACTTCTGGGGAGATAATGACGCTTCCTTGGAGGATTCGGGTTGTAACGGCCCCGTTGTAAAGCTCAAGGTCGTATACGGCCTTGTCACAGACCGAGAGCGATGCCGTGTCAGATGCCGAAATAAATAGTCTAATAGATCCTGTAGCCTCATTCAATACGATTCTACCATTACTTGTGGACAATTCAAGAATTAGTGCTTTGGATTCGGGCTTTGACCGAATATGAATCTTGGCAGTATAACCAGCAAGATTCACGGGTGCCGAAGGTTCTCCAGTCTCGTAAAACAGAGTCTGATTAAATGTGGCACCTTGGAATATACAAATATCCGCTTCGGCAATCGGTAGTTGAGCCATAAATGGCAAATAGAATCTACCAATTCTTCCTTATAGTCAAGGCTTGTTTAAGTTTTTTAAACGTCTCTTTGTTGAGCCGTTTCTTTTCCTCAATCGCCTCACTGCCCGCCATGGCTCCAAATACCTTACGAGCAACAAACAATCCTACTGCAAACGAGTCAAACAAGTCAGGGGATTTTCCTATCCTCTTTTTCATATCGGTCTTGGACTCAATGATGATTTTTCGGGTTCGGCGTACATACTTTCTCTGAGTCATTTCCCATGCCAGATCAGGACTGATTCCTTTAAGTTGTTCGCACTCTAGAAAGTAACGGGCGGCGAAACAGAGTTCTGACGCCATGTTGTGGAACAATTCCTTGCCGACTTGGGGTTTTCCCGTGGCTTCGTTCCTCATGGCGTATTGGGCGCTAACAGGAAGGTCGGATGCCGCTCCTGCAAAACTCACTGCGTGCCAGCCTTTTAGGAGTTCTCGTTCTCCGATTGACCAGAAGATACCGCCAGCCGAAGCGTCCACCCCCATCCATTGATTCGGAATTCCTAATTTAAGGGACAAATCGTGAATTTGCTGGATCATCTCGTATTGAAAGTCTTCCTGAGACCCTGCCCTTCGGTTAAGGACATATTGTTTTTCGACAGCTATCGCCCACTTGCCACTAATCAGCTTGCCATACTTGAGGTGGGTAAAAACAAAACGGTCACCCCCTTCAGTGTAGCTTGGGTCAATTCCTGCAATATCTTTCGGGGTTCCATCCCAGATCGGCTTATCCAGTGCCCCGTGGCGAGCCAATAGGATATCAGAGACAATCGTGGAGTCATCGGCATCAGCGGGAGGCCAGAAGCCACGAAACTTCCTCCAATACTGTGGGTTGAGTTCTCCGAGTTCTTTTCGGGCCAGAGCCACATCGTTGGGTTTGGGAAGAAATGGATATCGTAGTCCCTTGCCAGCATCGAAAGATTGCTGGTTTGGGTTATCGTTTTCTGAATCAAACCTGATACACACGCCCTCAATACCAGCCACCCGTATCTTCCAGTTCGGGGTTTGCTCGTCCACACTCATCCACCCCTTGATGGGTTCACAGAATTTCCCATGGGGATCAAAGATGGATGACGGGTTGCCAGCGCCGACGATATAAAGCTCTTGTGCGCCCTTAAATCCCCAGACCGCCTCGTTAATTACGGAAGCCGAACAGTCTTGTAACTCGTCAATAATCAACACGATACGACGATTCTTTTTACCTTGAAGTCGCTTTTGAGCGTCATCTTTATATTCATCACCCGCCGCAAGGAGCATGATGGAGGATGCGTCACTCACCCCCGTTTCGGGATCAATTACAGCGCCCTCTTCGTCCGAAAGCTTGATAATATCCATGGACTCAATGAGCCTTCCAGAGGCTAGTCCCATGTTTCGGGCTTCGCGATACATCTTGACCAGTGCCGCCCATATACGCTGCTTGGCGTCTATTTTTGACGTAGAGACCACAATGGTCATCGTATTGATTGGGTCGCAGAACCAATTGACCAGCGCAAACGCCGCCATCCCGTAGGATTTACCAGAGTCGGTGCCGCCAGCTAATCCAGTAACGCTTCGGACAAATCGGTTGCCCGTGACCTCGTCTACTTCGTGAACAGTGTTACAGAATGCCTGTGCGCTTAGTTCTGCCCACCTATGCCACTGGAAGGTTGGCCAAATTGCCGAGACAATATTACGATAATGACGAGCCTTTCCGAGTCCTCCCTCTTCGGGAGTAAGCCCCTGTAAGAAGGCGTCCATCTCAATGCGGATTGGCGTAATCGCCTGTCCGTCTTTGGGTGACCACAACCTCCCGTATTTCTCTATCCCTTGATCAACTGTTGCCATTTATGAAATTTATACTAAACTAATCTGGATGGAGAAAAAGCGCAAGAGCGGAGAGCGGGATTGGGACGCGCCCGAAAACCGTATTAAAAAACAGAGCGCATTTCGGTTGTACGCCGCTGGTCGAAGCATGCCAGAGGTAATGAAAGCCTTGGACACCAAGCACAAGCCCACTCTTGAGAAAATGATCTATAGCGAGAAATGGGGCGAGTATGCCAAGATCTGGCAGGAAAACCCAGAAGCAGAAAACCTCTATCCTTGGGATAAAGAGCGCCCCATAGCCTTGGTTGCGCCTCCATCCAGAATGGAGGAAATGGACAAAAAGCGCAGACTGGAGTGTATCAAGGGGTTTTCCATGTATTGTTCAGGACGCAGCCTAAGAGATATTGCCGAGGAACTGAAGGTAAGCGAGTCTACCGTTTGTCTGTGGCGGGATACTCAACGTTGGATTCAGTGCCGCGAACGTCTGGTCAATGAGCAATCTCCCGCTCCTTGGGAAGATGACGGGGTTCCCTCCGTTATGTCGGAAATTACAGCTTCACTAGAAACCATGAAGAAATCGATCAAGTTTTTGACTGGTAAGGTTCTGGTAAAGGCCGCTGATGCCGCGCAAGATCTAGACGGAATGGAAGCGCTTGGCATGATGAGAAATATTAAGCAGTTGGCAGAAGCAGCATCTATAAACTTTTCTGAGGGGAACAATCAGCAAAATGCAATTCAGATTAATATTGCCACCAAACTGGATTCCATGAAGATTCCCGAAAACAATATCTATGAATCTGAGTTAGTTATCAATGAGTGAAGCGCCTAAATTTTGCTACGAGAGAAAATCGAGTGTCCCGCCACAAGGATGGTGGGTAAATTGTCCGATTGTGGGCGAGCCTGTTCGCGGAGGTGATTGGCATGATATGGTTGCGAATTGCGAGAAGCTTTTAATCTCCAAGGGCATTACACCGCCCGTAGATCTTGTGTCACAAATAGAACACAATCTTTGTGACAGAATGGCTGGAAACGAAAACTGTGTGTCGTGTACCCAAGCAAAACAAACTTTGGGTTTCTCTCAAATTGTTCGATGGGTCAAGGCGATGTATCACTTTGCCAAAGACAACAAATTCCAGCTAGTCGATCAAAATGAGGCCGAGCGCAGGGCCAAGATTTGTGCGGCCTGCCCGCATCAAATTGCCACTTCTGGCTGTTGGGGATGCAAGGGAATTGCTGGAATGCTACCCCATATTGCGGGAGCAAAAACAACATCTTATGACCAGCAGCTTAAAGCCTGTGGAATTTGTGGATGTTATAACGCAGTCTCTGTCCATCTTCCAGTTGACACACAGGGTGGAGAAGGATTGAACTTCCCAGCCTTCTGCTGGAAAGCTACGCCGCCTCAAATCGGGTAATTGCCTTGTTAAAGCTCATGTTGGCCACACCAGTTGGCCCATCCCGATGCTTGCCTACAATAAATTCCATTGCGGGGTTTTGACCGTGATCTTGTGAGTCCTCGCTATGGAGCATAATAACGATATCCGAGTCCTGCTCAATAGCTCCAGATCCCTTGAGGTCTGAAAGGCTTGGGCGTCCTCCGCGCTTGTCGGGGTCGCGGTTGAGTTGAGCCAACACCAGAACAGGAACCTTGAGGGTCTTGGCCAAATCCTTGATGCCACCGCTAATCTCTTCAACCTCGCACACACGGTTATCTTTTCCGCGCTTGCTATCGCCCTTAACCAACTGGAGGTAGTCAATAATGATGAGGTCTAGCGGAGTACGCTGGTGGGCGCGGCGAGCCACCGCTTTGAGATAGCCGATAGATTTGGCCGAGCTATCGTCGCAGATGATTTCGGATGCTTGGATTTCCTGAACGGCCCGTCCGAGAGACTGCTTCTGATGCGGGGTCACCCGACCAGACAAAATGTCAGCAGCACCCACACGCGCCCGCGAGCGGATCATGCGCTCCATGAGAGCAACGCTTGTCATCTCCAAAGAAAAGATCAAGACCCGCTTCTTTTGGTTAAGTGCTACGTTTTCGGCAATCTGAAGGGCGCTGGCCGTCTTGCCAACTGCTGGTCTTGCGGCCAAGACAACCATGTCGCCGCCGCGCAAGCCAAACATGAGAAGGTCATCCAATGGAGTGATACCAGTGCGAATGCCGATACAGGGTTTTCCAGCAATCGTGGATTCGATGTTCTGGGCAGCGCGATCCAAGGCATTGTTGATGGAGAGTTTGCTGCCGTCATCCATCTCGTAATCGGCCCGCATGACAGTGGTTTCCGACCAGTTCTTGAGTTCTTCGATCTTTAGCTCGCGGTCTCTGGCCTTGTGAACCATGTCGTTGGCCAAGTATTCAAGCGACCTTCTGTATCGGGCTTCCTCCAGCTTGGGGTAGTAACGTTTCCAGTTGTTGTGGGCTACACACGAAGTGGCAACTTCTGTAATCTTTTGTTCACCCCCGACGATATCGTATTCGTTGGCAGCTTCGATCTCTCCTTTAACATTGATGATGTCTGCCTGCATTCCCTTGGCGATACAGCGCATGACTGCCCGAAAGATGATCTTGTTCTCCTGAAGGTAGAAATGATCTTCCTTTATGGATAAAAGGATCTCGCGCTGATCCTCTGACGGGGCATGACAGAGGCAGGAAAGGATGGCGGTTTCGGCGGATGGTTCAAAGATGACTTCTTGCATAGGAAGCTTTAGACAGCCTCTTGGGCCTTTCGTTCACGCTTTCTTTGCAAAATTTCCATCATGGATTGCCTGCGGCGTTCGCGCTCTACTTCCGAGATTACCCGCTTTTTCTTTACTTTCTTCGGTGGATCTTGTTTGACCGCTCGCAACCTTTTATCTCTTGTGGTCAGTCCCACAGCCTCACACAGCACCTGAATTGGGTATGGCGCTAAGTCACCATCTGTTGCAATTCCCACACTATTAGGCACCTTATCTGAGGCATTGTTGCAAACTGTAGGACTTTGTGCCTCATTGTTGACGCTTTGAGGCATTGGAAATCCCTCTTGTGCCATTTTGTGGAGCGATCCGTCTTTACACCCGTGGATGACCACAGCTTGGCTGGAGATAATCCTATCTGGGCAAGTAACACCCTGAACTGCTTGGGCTTCGGGGTCTTCGGCGTAGAAAACAATCTTCCCGTCCTTCCACTGGTAGTTAACACTTTTCCAGTAGGTTCGGATGAGCGGAGTGTCACGGCCAATCTCCATGAAGTTCCAGCGACAACGAACGTCCCAAGGCTCTGGAACATTTCTTGATTCCCTATAGGCCAAATTGCAGGTTGATAGAGATTGGGCCGATGGACAAAAGTCCAAGAAATTGGGAGGATACACCGCGCTGCCCACAATCATCTTGTAGATATTCTTTCCGTTAGAAGCCATTCCACCTTCGTAGAGATGACCAAGGATACCAACCTGTTTGTGGTATTCGGCGTCCAGATCGTCAACCCATCCTTCTTTCATCGGAACACAATCTGGCTCCCAGAAGTAGAATGGAGTCTTGGTTGGATACATCGCAGATGCTACATCAGCAAACATCTGATTCGGGCCAAGGGGCCAGCCATCAAACCCGTTTTGGACAAACAACTGGTCTACTTCGGGAAAGCTTTTCTTTAGTTCTTGGATGAGTGAAGAGGCTCCAAATGTATCCTTCGTACAGCATAAGGTCGCCTTATGTCGCATGTTGATGCCAAAAGCCGTAATCGCCTTGGCCGACTCCATGGCTAGATCGGCATCTCCGTTGTGATAAGCAAAAGCAATATTCACTGTGCGTCGAAGTTGAGCGGCCAGCTTGGGTGGACGGGATCTTCCAAGCGAATGCGAACGTTGTTGTATCCTTGCCCAGTCAGCTTTTCGGACTCAAGGGTTGCCTCTTCATTGCTTAGTCCAAAGGCATGAAGTTCCACAAGTTTCTCTCCGTGGCACACAATGTAAGTTTTATTACTTTCGCTCATTTTTTCTTTTTTTTCTCTGATTGATTGATGTATTTGGTAAACTGTTCAGCGCATGTTCTGGCCATCTCGACTTCTGATTCTGGGTCAAAGAAGTAACCGCCACGTTCAGCGAACAACGCCTCCATTGGCATGGGGGTTCCTCTACGAAATCGTGGGCCAACCACGAATGGGGAGACGGAGTCTTCATTGATTACCGTAAGAACTACTTTGAATCGGGCCATGGTGTCCAATACTTAATCACACGTTCAAGTATAT